GCGCCCTTGTCTGGGTAGATATGGCGGTCGGTATGCACTGCCGGCAATCCGTCCGGAGCGTCATCGTTGTCGATGGTAACCACCGCGAGCTTGCCGTTCTTTTTGTCCTGATGCTTGGTGGCCACCGCCTTGTGCGAATTGCGATCTCCGAGACTGAATTGCCAGCGGCTAAGATCACTGCGGGTCAGCGTGATAGCGCCAAATGCTTTGCCGCTGGCCGTCTGGCCACCTTGGCGCGGCATCACCAACAGCTTGCCGTCGGCGACCTTGGCCGTGCAGTCGTATTGCTTGGCCAGACGGGTGATGAAATTAAAGTCGGACTCGTTGAGCTGGTCGACGCGGGCGACCTTGGTCGACACCGGGCACACCGGCTGCCAGCCATTGCGCGCGGCGACGTCAGCCACGATCTTGGACAGCGGCACGTCTTCCCAGCTTCCGCTACGGATGGTCTTGCCACTGCCACGCATGTCGCTGGCCTTGCCCTTGATCACGATGGTATCGGGTGGGCCTGATACCTCGACCGTGTCCACGGTGTAACTGCCCATTCGCGCCAAGGACGTTTCGGCGTAACCCAGGTAGATCTCGATTGAGCTGCCACGCCGTGGCAATTGCACTTGTCCGTCACGGTCGTCGATACGCAACTCAAACTCGTCGGACTCCATGCCCGGCTTGTCAGAGGTACGCAGCAACAACAGCCGATCGTTGATCTTGGCCGTGACATCGGCGCCATCGGCGACAATGCGAAACATCGGTGTCATGGATTTTTCCCAATAAAAAACCCGCACAAGGCGGGTCAGAAAAACAAGGTGTCGTTACGCGTAACGTGGCGCGGCGCCGGCGAAGGCATCGCCCCAGGTCAATCCCACAAGCTGACGCCTTCATTGGTCGGGCTGGGCAGATCCGGCAGGACGATGATCACGCCCAACCGGAACGGCTGAGGCTCATCAGCCAACCCCTGATTGGCATCGAGCACGGCCTCGACGCTGCCATTCAGGTGGCCGTAAACGTTGTTGCAAATGACATCGAGCATGTCGCCGTCAGACGTCCTGCATGTCGTCGCCATAACGCTCAAACTCCAAAGTGAACCCCTGTTTGCGAGCAATCCCGCCGTGCAGCAGTGCAGACTGTTCCTCGTTGATGTTTTTCAGGCACCACGTCCCGATCACCTCGCCATAGCCCGTGGTCAGGGTCAGCGGTTGCAGCCTGGCCCCGATGGAACGCAGCGTGTCGAGCTGCTTTAAACCGCCTTTGAAGCCCGGATAGATCGTGCCCTTGAGCGTCAACTTTTCATCGCCCATACCGATGGCCTGCTTCGCCGGGCGGCGCGTCAGCCGCTCCTGCGAAGCCCAGCGGAATTCGGTCGAACGGCTCAGCTCGTCGAACGCCGCCGTGTCCAGGTTGAAGTAATACGGCTCAATCTTCGGATCGCGCGGCTGAATGATCATCAGGTGCGGGAACGGCTTCACCGCCTCCGGCGCCGGCGTGGCCTCCACGGCAAAGGAACTGGTGGGCACGATGTTGGCCAGCGACGGACTGACCTTGCCGGCAACGTTGTTAATCGCCGTGGCCGCCTTGCCCGCCTGTTCCTTCAATGTGCCCAGCCGCTCCTGCACTTCGGCCGCCGCCCGGGTGGCGCGGCCGTACACCGCTACCACCTGACCGACCTTGGCCTGAGCCGCGTCGACGCCGCGCATCACCCGCTGAAGCTTGGCGCCGATGGCCGGCCCGACGAACGGGATGTTTTCCAGCTCGGACGCGGCGCCGGTCAGTTCGCGGATCGCGCCATTGACCGGGGACAGCATGCCATCCGCGCTACGCCGCCCGGTTTCCGCTGCATCCACCAGATACTTCAGACTTGATTGCATCTGCTCCATGTAAGCCATGAAACCTCCTTAGACATGGGGTTCGTCGTACAGCTTGGCGGCGTTACTCCTTGCCGCGTCTGCCATCATTCGCTGCATGTGCGGCATCAGATCCTGCGCCAAGGTTTGCGGATCTTTGACATCGCCCTGCACGGTCACCGGCATGCTCAGTGAATACTGAAACTGCTGATCCACCTTGGCCGGCTCCGGCTTCGCCGCCTCCTTGGGCTGGATGGCCAGCGCCGCCGACTTGAGCGGCGCCGTCACCGCCATCGAGCGCGCGACATCCCCCAACACCGGGCCTTGCTGCGCCGCTGACATCAACATGAGCGGCGTGGTCGGCACCGGCGCCTTTGCCGTTTGTTCGGGCTTTTCATCCTCGTCACCGAACAACGACTTACCCAACGACCCGCCCAGCACCGCACCGCCCTGACTGCCCAGGTAAGCACCGATCAAGCCGCCGATGGCCGGGCCGATAATCGGCACCATCAAACCAATGGTGGCCCCAGCTGCTGCGCCGGCCATGGTGCCGGCCAGGTTGCCAGCGGCCGAACCGTAACCTTCGGCTTTTTCGTTCTTGGTTTTGGCGTTTTGAAAGGTTTCAAAAGCCATCGCGCCGGACTCCAGCAGCGTGCCGCCAGGAATGACCTTGGCCGCCTTGCTGACCTTACCGACTGTTTCGGCGACGACGCCGAGCTTGGACAATGCCCCACTTGGAACAGAAGGGACTAATGGCGCCGGGATCGAAACAGGGGGACGCGAAGCCGGAACGGGTGGCCGTGAAACCGGAACAGATGGATGTGAAACCGGAACAGGTGGACGAGGCACAGATGGGCGAGGACCTCTCGAACTCGGCAACGACCGGCGCCGAGCGCTGCGCCTTGACCCACGTCCACGTCGGCGCGATTCGCCCGACGCATCCACACCGCCACCCATAGCGCCGGCATTGACGACGAAAACCTTCTTGACGCCATCGTTACCTGCACCACTTTCAGTACCAAGGCCACCGCCTGTTGCCGCGTCTTTCACCCGTGAAACAACATCCAGGCCAGTCGCTACCAGATCAAGTTCCCCGGGGTTTTTATTTGGGGCTTCGCTCCCATTCCTGCCACCGCGCGCCCCACGCGCAAGGTTTAGCAGCCCCTTGCTGATCTTGATCGTGCTGAAGATACCCTTTAAGGCGATCAGCCCCGCCCCGACCGTGGCGATACCGGCAACCACCCCGGGCGCGCTATCCGTCAGCGACGTAATGCCTTTAGTAACCTTGGTCAACGACTCGGCCACGGTGTCCGTCACCGGGCGCAGCGCATCACCGATGCTGCGCATGGCGTCATCCATCGACTGGGCCATTTCCGCCCATTTCTGCGATGACGACTCGCGCCGCTCGGCGAGGTTTTTGTCGAGGATCCCGGTCGCGTCACGCGAATCGTTTTTGAGCTGGCTGTACAGCGCCTTGTTCTGCATGTAGGCCGACAGTGCGGCCTTGACCTGCATGTCGGCGAACAGGTCGCCGGTGCGCAGGGATTCTTCCAGCGAGGCCATCATGGCCTTGGCCTTCTCCGGGTCGGCTTCCTTGCTGATTTTTGCCGTGGCCTCAGCCATTTTCGCCGCACGCTTCGGATCGGTCGCCTGAATGTATTTCTGAGCCAGCGCCATGCTGGTCTCAAGCGTCGACATGCCGTTTTGCAAACCGGTCTGCATCGATCCCTTGTAATCAATCCCGGCTTTTTCGTAAGCCTTGACGGTATCGGTCGAACCGATTTTGCCCATCCAGTTTTTCAGGTTGTTGGCCGCCTCGTCCGAACTGCCGGCCTGCTTCATCTGCACCTGCAGCATGGCACCCAGTTGGGTCACCGCATCCAAGCCGGTGATTCCGTTGCTGGCCATGTTGGCCAGCAGTTCCGGGAACCACTTGGCCATGTCGGCCGCTTCAAAGCTGCCCGCCTGCCCTTGGTAGGCAATCGCCTCCAGCGCCTGCTGCATCTGCTTGGGGTCGGTGATCTTGGCGTTCTGCCCCAGGGCGTTGATCATCTTCGCCGTGTCGACACCGCTGGATCCCTGCCCCACGACAAACTTGGCCGCGACAGGCGCGTATTCCAGCGCCTTGCTCAAGTCCATGCCGGCGCCGACCAACTGATTGATCACGTCGGCCACATCGTTGCGCGCCATGCCGGTATCGCGTGAAGTGTCGATGATCTTTCGCGACATTTCCTGTTCTTGCGGCTTGTTGGCAATGCCGGCCTTGATCGCGATGTCACGCACAATCGCGCCAAAATCAGCGCTGACCTTGGTCGGTACCGCCATGGCACCGACACCGACCACCGCCGCACCGACAGTGCCCTTCATGCCCTTTACGCCAGAATCAATCTGCTGATGACCCTTGGCTTTCAGCTCGGCCTTGTTGGCCGTCTGCCCCATAGAGCGATAGGCTTTTTCCAGCCGGCCGACCTCGATCCCCTGCTTTTTCAGGCTGTCGAGGTTCGAGTTCAACCGGTTGAGTAATTTGGACGCACCAGCCGCGCCGGTGTCGTGAGCCTTTTTCCATTCTTCGCGCAGGCGGATGGTGTCGCCAATCGTGCGCTGCAGCACGCGCGCTTTGTTGCCTTCTGCCTCGAGGCGCTTAATGCGCCCGGTCACGTCCTTGAACGCGGCGCCGACCGTGGAACTGACGGCACCGCCGATCACCAGCCCGAGGGCGATTTTGTTTGCCATGTCATGGACCTCATGTGCCCAGCACTACCGGTGGCGGCTCAATCCGTGAGCCACCACACCATATCCGCGAACGGCATCGACTGGATCTCAGCGGCGGAAAATCCGGTTTCCGCCGCCAGACGTTTTGCTGCCGACTTGATCACGCTGGGGTTAAAGCCCGTCGTCGTTGTCCATGCGAAAATAGCCGGCCTGCAAGCGGTTAAAATCCACCAGCTTCAGCCCCTCCAGATCCGCGACAGGCGCACCGGACAATGCAGCAAACAACACCAGCTCGCGCTGCTCATCATCGCCACCCACTTCACGGTTTGCCGCTCGCACGTCGCCCACAGTCGGCGAACGCAAGGGCAGCTTGTCGACGGTCACGCCGTTGATTTCACTCGGACACGACAGCGTTACCAGCACCTGATCGGTGGTCAGCGACAACCACGCCGGCATCGAGTCCGAATAATCGGTTTTCGGTACCAGGTGCGAATACGCCGTTTGCACGCGGCGATAATCCGTCAGTTTGAGGCCTTCCAGATCCTTCAGTCCGACTTCGGCCAGACCGGCGAACAGCATCAGTTCGCGCTGTTCATCATCGCCGTTGGCAGCACGATCAGCCGCGCGCACTTCACGCACGGTCGGGTTACGCAGGTTCAACGTCTCGACGTCGATGCTGTTGGCTTGGCTTGGGCGGGTCAGCGTTACGACGGCACCGACTGCACTGAGCGACAGCCAGGCCGGCAGGTTTTTAGCGATTGCTTGAGTCATCTGGATCTATTCCTTACAGGCCGAGCGCGTTGCGCACTTCGAGCAGTTGGTCTGTGCCTTCGATCACCTGAATGCCGGCGACCATGTCGATTTCGTACATCAGGCGCCCGTCGATTTCGAGCTTGTAGTAAGTGACCGCTACGGCGTGTTTGATCTCGGCAGCATCACCAGCTTTCCAATCACCAAGATCGACCTCTTTGAGGCGACCGCGCAGGGTGGCAACGACCGCTGTCACCGCACCTTTTTGGCCCTTGAAGGCACCACGGAACGTGGAGTTGAACGCCGTGCCGTCAGCCAGGCCGAAGTACTTCAGCGACTCGCGGCGCACGCCCTTGGTGACAAACGAGGCTTCCATTTTCTCAAGCCCCTGATCCATCTCGATGGGGCCGGCCATGCCGCCCCCGCGATATTCGTCGGTCTTGGTGGTCAGCTTGGGCAGCGTCAGGCTGGGCACGTCGCCGGAGAAGTTCACGCCGTCGACGAACAGGTTGGTGTTGTACAAAGTCTGAGGAATCATTTGCTACGCCCCCTTAGGCTGCTTCAAGCACTTCGGTCATCCATTGATCGGTGACTTCAAAAAGGAAATTCGGGTTTTCTGCCGGCGGCACGTCGGTGAAACGGATGCGCCAATACACCCTGCCTTGGGCGATCTGGCTGGCCGTGTTCAGCTCGGTGTCGGGGAACACTTCAAAGTTGATGATTGCGCCCTGGGCTTTCAGGTCGCGCATGAACGCATCGAGACCGTTGGTGACATCGGTCACGTAGGTCTTGGTGATCGAGCGGTCGACCGCCCATTTGTGCCCCGCCTGCACCGCATCCATGAGGATGAACAGCGTTCGGACGCGAGTAACAAAGGCCCACTTCGGATCGCTCGACAGCGTGCGGTTGCCCCACAGGCGATAACCGTCATCGCGAATGATCGTGGTGATATTGGCGTTGTTGAGCAGGTTGGCCCGGCACGTCTCGTCGCCGTCCAGGTACTCGACCGCGCGGCCGGTGCCGGTGATGCCGGTCAGCTCCTTGTTCGATGGCGAGGCCCAGAAACCGTACTCAGCATCCGTCCACGCAAACAGGCCTGCTGCCCAAGCCGAGCCGGGCGCGTCGACCGTCGAGCTGGTGACGGTGTCCCAGTACTTCACACCTGGGTCAACCATGAACAGGTTGCGACTGCCGAAGTTCTCGGCGTAGGCAATAGCGGCCTCGTCGGTCGTACCTGGTCCGTCGATGATGCCGATAGCGCGCAGCTTCTGCGCCACGCTGTCGATGGCCGTGGCCACCGCCTGAGTCGCCGTATGGCCCGGCGCGATCAACAGCCGCGGCTGCGCGTTGAACAGGCTCTTACCATCGAGCAGCGCCTGCAAGCCAGTACGCTGACCCGACTCCAGAACACCGCCGATGATCGCCGAGGTCTGCAGCGCGGCGTCTTCCAGCTTGGCCACACCGATAGCGACGATCACCGCTTTGGCTTTGACGTAGATCGCCTGACAGGCCTTGGTGATCGCCGAGTCAGGGCCGAAGGCGGCAATGGCTTCGCGCTCGGCGGTGATCAACTTCAGTTCGCCGGCCTTCGCCGTACCGCCGCCGAGAATGCCCGGGGTGAAAGTGGCGCACAGGCCGATAATCGATGACGACGGCAGCGAGATGGTGCGCGCGCCAGTGTCGACCGACGTGGTCGTGACGCCGTGGAAAAAACTCATAAGGGTCAGTCTCCAGAAACGAAAAAGCCCCGCATAAGCGAGGCTGTGAGGGTGTTCGTGTTACGCGTAACGGAAAAGAAAACGCCCCGTCAGTGCGGGGCGTTTAGTTGGGTTGTGCTGACAGCCAGGTCGGCGCCGGCGGTCGGTGTTCGGCGAGGGGGAATTGATCCCCTTGCGGCCAGTCGCGCAACTGCCGGCGGTAGGCCTGCAACTCCGCGTATTGGTCTGCCGTGAGCGAGGTTGCGCCGCCCTCCTCGATCTCGTCGCGGTGACGGGAAACCAGCGGATCAGTCAGCGCCAATTGCCCATCACGCCAACCGCGCTCGACAGCGGCCAGCGCCTCGGCATCCAGTGCCGGCGGGTCAATCAACACCGGTTGACCGTTGGGCCGTGACGACATCATTTTTGGACTGGTCGACAGCTCATTGAGCAGCGATTGCCAAACGCTTTCCGAGACCTCGACCACGTCCGCCGGCATGTCCGCGCCATGGATCTCGGAGCGATAAGCCCCACACATGGATGGACTGAAATATACAATTTTGTCCATATTCAATACCCCAAAGCTCGCCAAAGAACATACCACCCAGCCGACGCAACCCCCGCCGCATTTTGCACGCGAAGCTTACAACCGGTCTGCGTGTAGTTGGTATCCATGACCGCGTGCATCAAGGCCGACGAACCAAGGTGCGCTGGCATAATATTGCGCACCGTACTAGGGAACGGGATAGGGTAGGTAACATAAACGTACCCGTTGGCGTCGGTAATGCCAGACCCCCACTGCTCAATCAAACCGTCAGGGCGCTTGGCCCACCCTGACGCGCCGAGATTTGAGGCAAAGAGCGGCGAGTACTTCAGCGCGGAATCACCATCCTCAAGCACCCAGCCAGTACCGTCATTTATCCGCCTGAAAACCGACATGCTCGCCGGCAACACCGCAAGCGGACCGGCCACACTGGAAAGGCTGACCAGAGACTGGCCAGCCTTGGCCTGAATCGTCAGCCCCGCCGTCGTACTCGCCAGCACGGTGATCACCGAACCCATCGGAACGGGACCAGCATCGGGCAGGGTGACCGTCGCAGTAGTCCCTCCGATGGCAACCAAACGCCCGACATCTGCCGCAGTCAGCGTGGCGTTGCCGGTGTACGCGACCGAATCGGCATAACTACCCTGCGCCCGCTGCGCAAACTCAGTTGTAGCGAGACGCTGGCTGCTATCGAATTTCGGCGGCGTGATGAAGTGGGACCCACTCATTGTTCCGGCATAACGTAGCGCCACCGTGCCGCCGATCAATCGCCATTGCGCCTCAAGACGAATAAATTCAGCCGTGTCGCCCAAGGCCAGCACCAACGGGCCAGACACGCCAGTCGAGGTGTAAACGACGTCAGTGCCTGCGCCTACAATTTTCAGGCCACCAGAACCGGCGCAAGACAGCGTGACGGTCGCACCCTGCGCCACCCCGACGGTAGGCGGGAGCGTCGCCGTAAGCTGCGCAGCGTCGGAGAAGCTGTGAAGCCCGCCGACATGTGCAGCGGTCATAACCAGATTTACGGCGTTCGAGGTGAAGCCCGAGAACTCGACACCACTCCGCTTTACAAACTCCGCCGTAGCGATCGACTTGCTGCCGTCGAATTGCGCCGGCGTCGGGGCCGTGGGATTGCCGGCAAAGCTTGGCGACAGCAGCCGGGCAAAGCCGTCTGTAATGTCCTTGAACGTGAGCGCCGTGGTGCCCACGACAATCGGGCCATCGGTCACCAGTTGCCAGATCGTATCGGCCTGCGTCGCACCCACTTCGACCGCGACCGTCAGATTGGGCGTGACCTTCGCGTTGTTGTCGGCATCCTTGGCCCGCGCCCAAGCACCCACAGCCACCACATACGGGCCGTTATCCTTGGCGGCCGCCTGATTCTTCACCAGCACGCGGTCGCCGGCATTCAGCGAAACACCGTCCACGACCTGCAAACCGACCAGGGCGATATTGGCCGTGGTCGCCGCGCGCACTGACTGCTTAATGTCGAGCTTGCTCAGCTCTTCCAGAATGCGCGAGTCGACATACTCACGCGTCGCCAGCACCACCGACGGATCAATCTTGAGCGTGATGTTGCCCGTACTGCTGACCACGAAGTTCATCCGCACAACTTGCGTGCGGCCCGAGCCTTGCGACAGCAACGGCTTGAAACTCGGCGCGCAGTTGGCCACCGCGACCAGGTCGCCGTCTGCATCGTAGAGGCCGATTTCGCGAATCCACTTACCGCCCTCATCGGCCGGGATGATCTGCTCGGCGATGATCACCGCCGGGTTGACAGGGTCAACCCGCAACTGATTCAACGGCTTGCGACGCCACTCATTGAGCAGCTTGTTTTGTGTGGCCGACGGAATCGGGTTAGGCGGATCGGCCAGCCCGCCGGGGTTGGCATCACCAACGCCCATTTCCGTGAGTTTCCAGGCAATGCCGAGCGCGTCGGCATTCGCCTGCTTGGCCATCCCCACGTTCGTGAGGATCGCAAAAAACTGCGAATTCGCATCAATCATAATAAACGTCCAGGGTATCTATGGTGTGTTCGCGGCCGACTACGCCGAAACTGCCGGTGACCTCGATGTCACGCATAACGGGCGGGTAAACGTCGATCTCGTCGCCGTCGTAAAGGGATACGGCGATATCTAAATTGCCTTGGGTTTCCAGACTGATCGCCAGCCCCGTCAGGTGCCGGGTGACAGGCTTGGCGTCGTCAATCAGGCGTTCAAGCTCCTGATACATTTCTTCGGTGATGCCGGTGTCCAGCACGCCGACCTTCAGCGCGAAGGTGCCCGGCACGCCTTCCGGCACCGTCTGGAACCACTCGACAATCTCGATCAGGTAACCCAGCGGCTCGACCACACGACGTATCGCGCCGATCGTGCCCTTGTGCTTATGGATGAAGTACGACGCCTTGATAGCCCCGCGCTTGGTCGCCTCAGACCATCGGTAGTCCCAGCGATCGACCGACCACGCCCACGCCAGATGCGGCAGCAGATGCACAGGACAGGTGTCAGGGTTGTAGAGGTCACGCAGCGGGACAATCGTCTTTTCGAAAAACGCGGCCTCCATGGCCCGTTCCAGTTGTGTGCTGTTGAGCGGCAGTAGACTTTTCATATCAGCCCGCCAGCCTCACGTTGTAGCGCGTACAGAACGCCGCCTGCGCCTTGGTCGGGGCCAGATCCTGCCACCCGACCAACTCAACCCGGGCAACGCCGGCCACATGCAACTGAGCGTCAACAGCGGAGCGGGCGACCTCTACGCCCAGCCGCTTGCGTGGATTGATCCAGGCTGCCAAGCGACTTTTCGCCTCGGCCAAACTGGCATCTGCTTCGGGGCCGGCGCCGGCCATGTGCAAGATGGCGTCAATCTCGTAGCGGATCACCTGCGCGCTCTGCACGGTCACACGATCACCGACCGGGCGCACGTCATCGTCATTCAGCGCAGCGGCCACCGTCGCCAGCAGCTCCGGCGTCGCCTCACCCTCCCCATCAAACCCCAGCACCGTTACCGTAACGTAGCAAGGCGCCGGGCTTTCGGCCGTGGCGTCTGCCACCAGCCCAGAAGCGTTACGCGCATGCAGGATGTAGCTGTTGCGCGGGCCGGCCGTGGTCAAACCCTCATAGGCCAATTGGATGCGTTCGCGAAACGGGTCGTCGTCTTCCATGACCTTGGGCACCGGCGGCACTGCCAGCAGATCCTCGGCCTGAATGACCAGGCGCTGCAGATTGACGTTGGCCCCCAAGTGATCGAGGTCGCCGCGAATGGCGTGGGCCAGCAATAGCGCCTTGCCGGCGTCATTGACCCGGGCGCGGTTGCTGACCTTGTTATAAGCCCCGACCTCAAGCACTTTGACCACTGGATCGCTTTCCAACGCGGCCGTCCAGTTGCCACCCATGTACCCGCGAAAGACGCCTAAACCGTCCTGATAAACCTCTTCGAAGTCCAGAGGCTCCAGCACGGTCGGCGCTGGCAGCGACGACAGATCTACGGTACTCATGCGGCAACCTCCAACGTGACGCTGTCGCCCAGGTACGTCCCGACGATTTGCAAATTGATTTGCCCGCCAATGACGGAAATGACGCGCACCTGATTCAACTTCAAACGCGGCTCCCAGCGCCCCAGTGCGCGGGCAACCTCGGCCTGTACGGCGCTTTTCCAGCCTTCGTTGATGGGCAAATCGACAAACCGCCGTAGCTTGCTGCCGTATTCCATACGGTGCCGGCGACTGCCCAGCGGCGTGCTCAAGATGTCGGCAATGGATTGCCGCAGGTGCTCGATGCCGGATATGGGTAGGCCGGTCTGGCGATCCATTCCGATCATCGATGTCACTCCTTGAACGGCTCGTATTCTTCGCTGGCTTTCAGGAACTTGACCGCCTCGATGTCGGAGGCCGGCACCACGACCGTCGCCTTGTCGACCGGATAGGAACGGTCTGTGCCCGGTACGATCAACAGTCGCGACGTGTAGAGCTTGTCGCGGTATTTCAAGAGTTCGGGCGATGAGAACGGTGAGGATGCAATTGCCAGCTCCGAGGACGCTTGCACCTCGGTGACGGTATCGATCTTGGCCATGTATTTCTCCAGGCATGAAAAAGCCCGCACTTGGCGGGCTGTCGTGAATGAATTAATGCGTGTGGTGATTACTGTTTCCGGTGGTGTCAATGATCGCGCCGGCGCTGGTGATGCCCTTGGTAACGTGTAGCGCACCGTCGATCATCACCGCCGCTTTCAGATTGATGTTGCCGGTGGTCACGCTCACGGCGGCATCGGTCACGACCGCTTCGGTGCTGGCCACTTTGATGGTGACCGTACCGCTCGGGAGCGTGATGCTGTAGCTCTTGGCCTGCCAGTCGTAGACCAGCGACCCGCCATCATCGAAACGCCAGACCTCGACGTGATCGCGATTATCTGGCGGCGGTCCGGCATTGCCATACAGGCCAGGGACAAACGTGCCTTGCGACACGTCACCGCTGGGACTGATCAAACTGCCCTGCTCGCCCAAAGAAGGTGCCCGCCAGTGCCTGGCCTTGCCCGCTGCGATGCTGTGCCAGCGCACCCAAGCGCTGACCCATTCACTGCCATCCGACACGCGACATACCGGCGGGGATGCGGACAGATCCACCGCGACCACGTAGCAAGCCTTTACCGCCCCCGCGATCATGCGGTCATGCTGGGCGCTGGCATAACTCATGACAGATCCTCGGGCCTGAATGGGCCGTCACCAGGTTCAACATCAAACACCAACGTTCCCGGCGGTTCGTCCGGCCAAGGCCAGCAGGTTTCACCGAGGTAGATCTGCTGTGTCCATTCCACGACCCAGACCGTGTAGCCGTCCAGTTCGGGTTTGGTCCAGTCCTGCATGGCCTGAACGAACTCGGCCGGCTCGACCTCTACGCCCCAGGACTGAGCCCGTAGTAGAACGGCCAACTGGCCCGCCAAGAACACTGCTTGCTGATGATGGTCGAGCTGGATGGGATCGGTGATCACCCGCGCCTCAAACTTGCAGGCCAAGCAGGTTTCTCCCGTCCCCGGATCCACGCCCGGCTCCATTTCTGCCAGTTCCACCAGCACCGCCGGCAAGGCGATGCGATCATCAATGTTGGGCCAGACCGCGACCGTCTGAACGCCCGGCAAATGAACATGAAGATGTCTTTCGATGGCTCGATACAGCTGCTCAAGACTGAATGGTTCGTCGACTGAATCCATCACGTCATTTCCCCTTCAAGTACTTCTGCACTTCAAAATTGAGTTCCTGCTGCAGGACATGCACCAGGTGTTCGTCTGCTTTACGCACCCAGCTATCGAAGTGCGGTCGGGCTTGCTCCAGCGACACCTTGGCCTTGGCCAGCGGGAAGCGGTTGTCATGTTCGGCAATCCAGCCCGAACTCGCGCCGCCGGCTGCACTGACATCGCTATCGGGGTAATCCGAAGATTTGAAATGCTTGCTGCCGACGCGGATCCAGACATCTGCGCTGCTCCCATAGACTCGCTTGTGGAACGCGCCCTGGAAGCGTCGCCCCGCGACTGACACACCGGATCGGGTTTGCCGTGCCCGGCCTATGCGGCTGGCTTCCATAGCGTTGAGGCCGAACCACAATTTGCCGCTGTTCGCGCCGCCGCTGACCGGGTAGGCCCGCAGACGTTGCCGCACAGCGGCGACCGCAATGCGTTCCTGCCGGCCGACGGCGCGAGCGATGTGGGTAGCAAGCCAGCGCAAGGTTTTATTGATCGCGCGACGCTGGGCATTGGATGCTGCTTTCGGCACCAGGGCGGCAAAGTCCTGAAAAGCTTTCAAGTCTGCCGCCGAGGTTTGCAGCGAGATCATCCCGCCACTGGCTGAGGGTTTGAAATAGCTGCCGACGCTCATGCTTTAGCCCTCAAAAGCAATGCCACCCAGCCTGAACCATCTGGCTCCAGCTTGACCAGATCGTACTGGCCTCCCCCGTCCTGCTTTGCCAGATCTACAACGACCAGTTGCCCCGGCTCAACACCCGCCGCATCGACGACGCGAATCTCAAATTGCGGCTCGCGCAATGCGGTGTTGATCCGCCCCATTCGCGGCTGCAGCCATGGCGCGGAAAAGAAACCGGCGATCTCTCGACCGCCGACCGTTGCCATGTCGCCCAAGCCATCCAACACCAGGGCGTCCATGTCGTCGCTCAATTCGCGAAAACCCATCACTCACCGCCGCTGTCGTCGTCCTCATTGGCAACGCCCGATTTCTGGCGCAGCAATTCTTGGGCTCGGGGGTCCTTGAGCGGAGCGATACGCCCTTCGGCGAGTAACGCTTCCTCAATCCCTTTACTTGGAGGACTGTAAGGCTCGCCCTTCACAACAACGACGCGGCCATCCTGCACGCAACCGTCGATCACCAGAAAATCGGCTCTCTTGGCCATGTCACACCACCTTGGCGTAAATGAACGCATCCGGTTCAAGCAGGCCAGCCAATGCCGCACTCTGCAGCTTCAGCCAACGAGCGCTCGGCTCTTGGGTCACCCAACTCTTCGGGAAGCGCGCCGCTTCGACCAAGCCGCTTTCCACGGCTTCCAGATCTTGAATCGCCCCGTACAGCATGGCGTTACGCGTGGACGTCGAGCCGAGAATCAAGCCACCTGCCGGAATCATTGGCTGCTCGTCATCCTCGTCGTCCAGATACCACTCGTCGTAACCATAGAGATCGACACCGGGATCGTTCAGGTAACCCAGATAGGTCACACCGTCCGGGAGTTCTTCGGGCTTGATCAAGCCCATGTCAACGCGGCGAGTGTTGAGTTGTTTCATCACTGCAGCACTGGATTGAAATGCGTCCAGCGCTTCGCCGCTCATGGCTACGGTGTTTGCCGTGCGGCCGGAATCCTTGGCGATCTTGCGCTTCCAACTACGAAGATTGGCAATCGGGTCGCCGCCTTCGGTGCCCCACTGACCGCTGCCCAGGCTGATCTTGTGATCGCTGGCCATCAGGAAGTCGATGGTGTCATCCACCCCTTCTCCCACGACGCGAACCTTTCCGGTGGTGAGTGCCTGGGCGCACATCCACTCTTCCCGGCGGATGATTTCGTCGTCCAGATCGCGCAGGTCTTTACCGAGCAATTGCCCGGCACGCTCCAGCGGTGTGCGTGAGGAAAACGGGTTGTCGCCGGCCGAACGTTTGAGCACCAGCTCGGCGGTGGTCTCACGTTTTGGCTGAATGTACGGCGGGCTGTAAGTGCTGGTGGTATAGCCTTCACGCAACGACACACTGCCCGGCAGGCGCGGATTAACAAACGGCGCCATTTTGCGTTTGCCCTTGATGATGTCGATGTCCACGGTTTTGGTCGGGAACGTGACAGGACTGCCGCCGTTGAAAAAGGTGTTCAGCAAAAAGCGCCGCGCGGTTGGCATCTGCTCAACCGCTTCAAGCATGGTGCGGGTATCAAAAATATCCATCAAAGACTCCGAATTAACGAACGAACAGGCACAGGGAACGCAGCGCAGCTTTTGCCTGCGCCAAAGTAAAACCCTCGCCGAGTGTGAGTTGACTGGCCAGCACTTCACCGGTCAGGCGGATTGGCGCTACCTGCGCGCCTGAGGTCGTATCAGTGAACTGATCCAGTACCGCCGCAGGAGCTTCGGAGCCATCGGTTGCTGCGGCCTTGCACAGCACGTATTCGCCACTGGCCGTTATTTGCCCAAGGACGGCGCCGCGACTGAGCTTCTGGCCGGAAGCGATCACGGCGGTGTCGATCATCACCGGGAAGGCACCGGCGGACAGTTGGTCCGGGACATAGGTTTGGCGTTCTGGGTTGCTCATGAAATTCTCCAATCAGCGGCGCGAGGCGCCCTCGACGATGGCGTTTACGACGGCCTTGCGCTCACCCTGAGCGGCATCGCCCACTGGAGTGGACGTCGACGCGCCAGTGGCGTCGGCCTTGATGGCGTTAAGGGAAATGCCGCGATCCTGCGCAGCCTTGAACAGCTGTAGCGCTGTAGCTTCAACTGTGGTGCCTGATTCGATGGCAGCGGCGATTTCAGTTTCGAAACCCTTGCTGGCCATGGCATTGATGCCAGTGATGCGTTGCCGCTCTGCAGTAGCGCCTTCCTCGCGACTTTGGGTGCGGATGCTTTCGAGATCCGGTTGGCTCGCCTGAGCGATTTCGATGGATTGCGGATCCGTGCCGGCGGCCAGCGCCTCACGCAACTCCGCCGTGCTGCTGACGGTGGTCATGTTGTATTTCCTCGGTTGAGTGGCGGCCGGTTTGGCCAGTTCGGTAATCAATGTTTCAAGCGACCCCAGACGGTGGGCCAAGCCGGACTCGACAGCCGCGGCGCCAACGCGCAGGCCGCCGAAGTCGCCCATCTCTGGGACACGCTCCGGCTCCACGCCCAGGTTGCGAGCTACCTTGGCGACGAACACATCGCCCATGGCATCGACCGTTTCGCCGACTTTGGCCCGCCCTTCTTCGGTAGAGAGATCTACACGCTTGTTCGGAGCATTGCGGCTGACGATCTGATAGCGCTTGCGGCCGTTGCTTTCCTCGCCGCCGACCACAGCTTCAACGACCACACCGATACTCCCGGCGAGCGCCGTTTCGTCGATGACGATTTCGCTGGCAGCTGACGCAATCCAATAGGCCGCGCTTGCACCAGTGCCGCCGATGTAGGCAACGATGCGTTTACGGTCACGGGCCGCATGGATCTGGTCAGCCAGTTCGTTAATGCCGGCGGCAACGCCGCCTGGGCTATCGATGTTGAGGATGATCGCGCTGATCTTGGGATCATCGAGCGCGGTCTGCAGGTCGGTGGCCAGCACCTGAGTGCTGGTCGCGCCGCTGATCTCGGTGAAAAGGTTGGCATAGCGAAACACCGGACCGACTACCGGGATGATCGCCACACCATTGCGTACGCTGACAGTGCGGCTGTTATCCAGTCGCATGCCGGTGCGTGTTTCCAGCGCCGCCGGATCGCCCATGCGGTCTGCAATGGTGAGCAAATTATCCAGGGCGCCGGGCAGCATCAGCCACGGCTGCGATGCAGCCAGCTCGAATGCACGGGGCATGGTTACTCCTCGTTGGGGTTGGCGGACGGCGGTGTTTCCTGCTCCCGCCCTTTGGGTAAAACGTGCAGGCCATCGTTGCGCCGCTGGGTGACTTCGCGCACGCGCTGCCGATACACCTGCTGCCACGGCTCGCCGGTCATTGCGGCGGTTTCCAGCGTTTCGTTGCTGACGCCAATCTCGATGCGCTTACCGGCAGCGTTGGCTTCCTTCAGCTCATCAATGGCGCCCCGCGCGGGGCCGATCCAGATGGCCTGGCAGTAGGCTTTGCGTTTCGCAGGATCCGCATAACCCGGCAAATTGATCAGTCCTCGGGCCACTGCCTCATCGATCAGCAATTCACGACTGGGCTGGCAAAAGTCACAGATCAACCACCAGCGTCGCAGGCTGTAAAAGCGCCACGCCTGCAACATCGCCGCACGGGCTGCGCTGTAGCTGCTGCTGTAGTGGAGCAACAGCTCTTCCATCGGTTGCTCTAAAGCGGCGCCGATTTCCTTCACCACTGCCGTAAAGAACGGATCGAACTGCGCATTAGGCCGCGCGGGATTGGCGATTACCGGTTCCTCACCTTGGCCCAGGTCAACAATTGCCCCCTCGCCCAGAGCCAGTTCGCCGTCAGCCGTTGTGTCACCTGCGGGACCGTCGCCTTCGTTGGCTAATGCGGTCAGCGGGAGATTCCCGACTTGAAAGTCGTTGGTCTTTTTGATGAACACCGTGAACATTGCGGAGATCACCGCCGCCATCAGCTCGGCGCTGCTATAGCGCTCCAGCTTCTGCAACGGTTCCAGTACCGGTGCCAGGTAAGGCGCTCCGCGCTTTTGTCCCGGACGCTCCTTGTCGGCCATGACGTGCATGACGCGGCGCCGGCCCGTGGCCTCGCCAAAGGCTGGCAGACGCTCCCATTTAAGCGCCTGGCCGGCGGTGTATTCGTTGGGGTATCCGGTACAGACGTGATACGCCAGCGGCGCCCCCAGCCGGTCGAACTCGACACCGTCCACGAGGTTTGCACTGTCCAGTTGCCCGGCTGGATTGCAGACCCGGTCCGATTCGATCAACTGCAAGCGCGTGCTGAAAATGCAGCCGGAGCGCTCATCGTCAGGACTGGCAATCAGCACGTCACCACCCACCATGGACGAGATCAATACCAGTGCTTGTAACTGGTAGTGGTTGAGTGTCGCTTCGGCATCGCATTCGCGTGGATCATCGGCGTATAACGACCACAAGCGATCAAGCTGATTGTTGATTTTCTCAGCCTGCGCCTCGTCGAGACCTAATGCGTCATGATCGATCTGTGACCGGCAAACCAGCCCGGTTCCTACAACATTGGTGCGCAAGCGCGTGATCGCCGCACGGGCTATCAAGTGATTGCGCATGGCGTCTCGCGAGCGAGCAACCAGCATTCGACGCTCGTTTTGGTCGAGATCTCGACGCGGACTGCCAAGACCGGGAATCCAGCTGGCCATGCTGCGCAGTACGCGAGAAGCCCCGCGCCATCTCGTCTCAACACCGCCTCCGCCCCCTTGGGCGACGATAGGCTTGGACTCGTTTGCCGACTTGGCGAGTTTGAGGGCCTCGCGCATCAGCAGCTCGGCCGGGTCTTTTCGAAAAAATCCCATAGTCAGATCTTCATGTAGGAGACGCGGTTGCGGCCACGTCCCTGTTGTTGAGCCTGTTCCAACGCGACCTCTCTGGCGTACTGCTGCTCCAGAAGACGCAAGCTGTTCAGCTCAGCGCGATAAAGCTCGCGATCCGCACGGCGCAGGCGCTGGCCTTTTTTCAGGACGTCAGAGATCGCCGCCCGGACTTCCGCGAGGCGCTGTTGTGCGTCTGTCATGTGTGTTTCCTTAATAGCCCGCGCGACTGCGGGTGCCCCGCCCACGAGCGACAGCTCGGCGCGGTACCGGTGCGACCGGTTGTTCGGTACTGAACAGGGTTGGCTGCAGCAACTGCTGCTCCAACTGGTCCCATTCGTGATCGCGTAACAGATGAGTTTTCAGGCTGCGAGCCGCGTGCAAGGCATACACCTCGCAATCCAGCGCTTCGTTGCGACGGCCGGCTTTCTTTTGCCAAACCATTTTGCTGGGGTTACGTGGGTGCGGTGCCAGGACTTCGTTGGTGAGTTGCTCGTAGTAGTCCGAGCGGATCTCGCTGTACCAATGCATGCGCCCCGGTCCAGCACCTTTGAGGCGCAGCCGCCCATCAATGAGCGTCTTCGCTTTGTGCGTACCGACGATGTGGACTCGCAGGCCGTATTTCGCAGCCTTGGTGTTGTCCTGTGAGGTATCCACCGACTGCGGAGGCTTGGTAAAGATCTCCTTGTCGCGACTGTCGATAGAGGCGCCTTTGATCGCCATAACGTTGTAGCGTTGACGATCCCGCACGTAGGCATACACAGCGTCACTGGTATTGCCGTCAGAGCTGTCGATGCTGACCGCCGATACCGCCAGTTGTGCACCGCTTTCGACCGGTATGGGTTGAGAAATAACCCGATCCAGTTCTTGCCAAACGGCGTCATGGGGATCGATGGGGTTGCCGTGAAGCTCACCCCAGTACAAGCGCCACGACTCTTCGCCTCGTCCCCAACCGATGATGGTGAGAGCGAGGCGGTCGCCTTGGACGTCAACGCCAACGGTGATCAGCAGGACACCTTTCGGCGCTGTCAGCTCCGCATAAGGCTCCGCACGCTTTTCCAGCTCATCGGTCTTCGGTGCATCGCTCTGATACTCGTAGCTTTCGCCCTTGGAACTGTTGACGAAAGCGATCATCGGTCCGATGTTGCCTTGTGAGGCCGCGTGTTCGGCCTGGAGCTTTTTCTCCATCAGCACCTGGAAACGCGATCCCCAAAACGTCGCATACAGCTCGTTGAGGATGTAACCAGCGATGCCACGAAACTCTGCCGTAGCCGACCAGCGACCGTGCTTGAGGTTGGCGTTTTTCTGGTTGTCATCCCAGACTCCACCGCAATGCGGGCAGGAGTAGAACGTTTTCTCCGGCCGCTTCTTGCCGTATACCTCATGCAGGTATTCCGGATCCTCGTCGCAGTGCAGGTTGTCGAAGCTCAACGCGTGTTCTTGGCCGCATTCGTGACATGGCACCAGGCCGACGCGCTTATCCGAAAGTTCCAGCTCCGCATCGATGGCGGACAAGCCCTTGATGGTCGGTGTACCGCCGATGATGATCTTCGAGCGGCGGAACGTTTTCAGACGTTCCTTGGCCAGCTTGATACTATCGCCCTGACCGCGCAGGTTGAGGTTGCAGTCGTCCGGCTCCTCAATGGCAACGCGTGGCACCGGCGTGGACTTCACACTGGCCGGGCTGTTTGAACCCACCATTTTCAGGAAGCCGCCGGGGAAACGCTTGAAGTCCTGTCGCTGCTGCAACTTGCGGCTTCGCAGGTCGACTTTCTTGCGCAGCCGCGGCGTGGCTTCGATCATCGGCTCAAGCTTTTCACCAACGTACTGCTTGGCCGCTTCGGCCTTGGGAAACAGAACCAGAATCGGTGACGGATCAATGTCGATCCACTTGCCCAGGGCGTTACCCAGAACACCCGACGTCCATGCCACCTGCGCCGACTTGCGTCCGACGATCTCACTGACAGCGGGATCATCCAGCGCTTCCAATGGACCGCCGGGCCAGATCAGGTGAGGAGTAACGTCAAAGCGATATTTTCCGGGGCGCGCAGCCTCTTCCGGTGCGAGCCAGCGGTACTTGTCCGCCCACTCGATAATGCTCATGCGAGGCGGCGGCGCCCATTTGCGGCAAGCGCCGCGCAGCGCTTTAGTCGCCGTCTTCCTCAAAGCCCTCCGTATCGTCCGGTTCGTCAGAATATCCATCTGACGCGGCATCATCCTTGTCATAGTCAGAAAGCCTCCTCAGGATGGCTTCAATGGGGTCGCGAATCAGTTGCTCGTCGACTTCCACGTCGTAGCGCGCTGAGAGTTCGGCGGCCAGTACATCGGGGAAAGAGTTGAGCAGCTCCACTTTTGCAGCGGTGATCATTGCTTCGAAGCGTTCGATCAAATCAGCAGCGATGACCACCTCGCCAAGATCCTTGGCCATCGCGAGTTCTTCACGATCAGCGCGGATCCGGTCGAGACGGTCACGGGAAGATTCTTTTTTGCCGTTGAGTGCAGCTTGATGCATCAGCCACTGGATCACGGCTTCGGTGTCGTATTGGTTTTCGTTGCCCCGACCGAGGCCGAACTCGGTCACAGGCATGCCGTCGTTCTGCCATCGGGTCAGGGTGCGTTCATCACGACCGACGATCTCGCTTAAGTCGGCCTTGCTAACTGCCCTGCCCATATCTAATCCTTTGAAAAGACGGACATACCTGCAGAATTCTCAGCTGCAGAGATCCCGCGAGTTCGCTAACCCGTGTAGGGGGCGGCCCTCGGGGAGGACCCGGAAAAACCGGTGCCCCCGCTCCGCCCCCGCCTCTTAGGTGCGGTCGGTCGATGCCGATTCGGAAAGGCCAAGCCGCTTGGCAGCCCAGCGTTCGTACAACCCGATAGCAACATCGGCGCCGGCCATCGCTGTAAGGCAACCTAAGGCGCCCGCCGTCCAGATCGTCATGCCGGCCGCAATCATCAACATCATCGCCGTCACCCCGCAGACAATGCAGGCACCCGACCGAAGCGCGAGCCTGCGCAACAACGCCCAGCCCCGCGCCCCATCCTTGTCGGCCCGCCACATCTCCCCCGATACGCCACCGACCAGAGCCAGGACGATCACTAACCAGATCGGCATTTCTGCCAGTGCTTGTTGCTCGCTTGTCATCGCCTACCTCATGAACGCAAAAACCCGGCGCAATGGCCGGGTTTGGTGGTGTGGTGCCTGCCGCTCTCTGCGGTCGCACCTATCGAAGATGACTACTTTTTACAGGTCGATTCCGGTGGCAGCAACCCTGTTTTAATGCCACCCGGTGAATAAGTGGGTAACGCAGGGTGAACGTCTAGCGAATGTCGGCGAATACACCTCCCCGGCATTCTCTTGCCTCGGCGGTGTCCCATACGCGCCACTATTCAGAGTCGAAGTAGGACACCTGAGAGCGCCTGAATTCGGGGCCTCGCCCCACTGTCCTACTAATCTTTCTACTTTCTCGTGTAAAGGAAGAAATTTAAAGAACACGCGTTCGCGCGTAAGCGCGTACTGCTTGTCCACTACGCTCACACGGGCGGGAGGCACAACTAGGCGGGACGGTGGGACAACCCAACAAGGACAAGGCCCGCACCTGTCCCACTGCATCAAAACGCAGCGAGACAAGACGGGCCAGTGGGACAACCACAACCGGACGAATACCTGGGGTCACGCAGCCAGCCCCATCATCACGCCGAAGATCTGCAGATGCGCATCATGCAAACGCTGGTAGTACGTGTCGCGGCCACAACCGCAATGGGCATACCGCAAGCGCATATCCACATCGAGCGTGCAGTAATGCTCACGCACCACCGTCACCAGCTCCGGCGCGAGGTGCTTTGTCACGATCAGCTCAATGTCCAACGAACTCTCCAGCGGCGCACGGAAAGCACGCCGCCCCCTGATCAGTTGCCCGTTGCTCTCCATCATCATGGCAACCATATTTCCACCAGCCAGCCCTCCTTTCGAATGTTCTGAATGCAGCTCCTGCGCCCATAACCGAAGCAGCGAATCGATCTCCTTAATCAAAACAAGGCTCCTCGAACGCTTCGCGCTGCAATGCCGATGCACCGCCCCACCCTGCCGGCTTCTTGTAAGCCCAAGGTCGCTGTCCACTCTTCACCAATGCAGGCAACCGCACGCGCCGCCAACCTAGCCGATGCATGATCGCCCCGACCCGCATTTGCTCAGGTTTGCCCCAATGCCCAAAGTCCAACTTAAGCGCATTGGCCAGCACCTCGCTCCCGGTGGTGGTCTCACCGATCTGCGACTCTTCCAACCAGGTCAGAATCGGCCCTTCCCATTCATCCACAACAAAACGCTCGTCCTGCTCTTCGCCGAACATCGCAGCCTCATCCAGCGTCACCCACCAAAGATCGCCCGCGTCGTAACAGAACACCGCCTCAGCCCACAGCTGATCGCGCATCGAACGCAGCAGCTCCAGATCCACCTTGGTACACGCGACCGGCCAATAACGCCGGTTGCCGGTGGCATCCTTCAGGTACTCGTCTTGGTTGGTCGTCCCCACGAAAACACACTGGCGTGGCACATCCATCGTTCTGCGGCCGTAGCTCTCGCGGTAGGTGTCGGTGGACGCCGAGAAGAACTGCTTGGCCTTCGTACTCTCAGCCTTGTTGAAACTGTCCAACTCGCCCAGCTCAACGATCCACTTGCCCCGGATCGCCTGAAAGCCGTCCTTGTCGCCCAGCGCAAACGGCGTGTCCATGAACCACTCGCCGCCAAGAATGCTCATCGCCGTCGACTTACCGGCGCCCTGCGCACCTTCCAGAATCATCACCGAGTCAGCCTTGCAACCCGGCTTCATCACTCGCGCGACGGCCGACAACATCCAGCGCTTGCCGACCTTCGAGGAGTAATCAGTCGCCTTGACGCCCATGACATCCGTTAGCCAACTTTCGAGGCGCGGCACCCGATCCCACTCCAGCTTGCGCAGGTACTGCCTTACTGGATGAAACGCATGGTCATGCGCAACCACACTCACCGCCTCGATCACATGCGAGGCCTTGACCCGCAAGTTGTACTGCTGCGCGAGCCACTTCATCACCCGCACATCATCGATATCCGCCCAATCGCCCGTGCCACCGCCATACGGGGCAGCACGCAGTTTCACAATCTTCGAACTGAACGCGCTGTAACTGATCACCCCTGCCCAACGCTCATCGTTGGCCAGAATCAGCTCAACGTTCTGCATGTGCGCAATCAGCGCACCGCTTTCACTTCTGGCCAGCATGTCCTTCCAACCACCAGCAGCCGGCGGCTTAACCACTGCTAGCACCTGACGGCGCACCGCCTCCAAACCCTCAGCCACATGCAGGTCGTTGAAGTCGGTCCACTTGGCTTCCCGCTCCCCGGAAAAGATCGGCGCGACCACTTGGCCACCGACAATCAGCGCCGCGTTGTTCGCTTTCTCTTCACCGGGGTTCCACGCATCGCCATTCGGCTTCGTGGTCTTCCAGTCATCATCTCGGCAGACGATCAGCGGGCAACCGGCGAAACGCTCGCGCATGGCCTTGCAAACCACCAGCAAATTGCCCGCATCAAACGCAACGGCCACGGTCAATGACGTGGCCATATGCAGACTTGCGCCGGTCGCGTAGCCCTCACACACCAGCACCGGCTCGCCCGGATCCGGGTGCGGCCCGATCAGATGGAAAGCGCCCTCCTTCGACATGCCGTAAGGCCAATAGGACTTGTCCCGACCGGTGTCCTCTTGCTTGGTCGGGAACACCACCTGCAGGCCGACAATCTCGTCACGCACATTGCTCATCGGCACCAGAAACGCACCGGAGCGCGGCGCATACCGAACGCCGAAGCCGACAATCTGCTTTCGATCCAGATAGTCGCTACGGCCCTTCTCCGGCATGCGCTTAAACATGCCAGCCGCCCGCTTTGCCGCACGGCGTGCCGCGCTTGCAGAGATCTCAACCGCCCGGCGCTTGGCCTCTTCCTGTCGAGCGCGCATAACCTCGCGCTCTTCAGGCGACATCCGCCCGGCCTTGACTTTGATCTTCTGAGACTCACCCGAACGCCAGTCACCGAACGCACCGAAGATCAGCGTCTCGCCTTTCTCGGTGCGCTGCTCATGAACGACATACCAGCCGTTCTTTTCCTTGCCCTTGTCTTGTATCGTCTTGCAGCGGGTCAGCTTGCCGAATACCAATGGCTGCGCAGGCTCAAGGCCATAGTCCGCGAATTGCCCCAGTACCTCATCGAGCATGGCGCGCCCCTTTCAGTTCTATGAGAGAAAGGCAGTCCACGCACTGCGTACAGCCGGGCTGCGCCAAACGGCGCGCCTCGGGGATCGGGCCATCGCAGGTTTCACAGAACAGAAACGAATGCGCCGCCAAAGCTGGCTTGGCGGCGAGGAGACGTGCGGCGAGCGCTTGATCAATACGCTCCTGCACCAGGTCATTAGCGAAGTCGACGATATCAACCACGATCAGTACCCCGCGTCGTCTGATTGACGTAGGTGGCGCGGTTGAACAACCCCAACAGCCCTTGAATGCCTCGAAACACCTGCAGGCGAATCGCGGCCAGTTCTTCATCAGAAACCACACCATCGCCAATGCTCTTGGCCCAGGTATCCGCCAGATCCGCGACCTGTCGGAAGTACTCGGCAATCCCCGTGGTCAACGTCTCGGGCATATCGTTGGTGTACGCCTCCGCCAGTTCCTGCCAAGTCGTGTCACCGACCAACGCATGCACCGCATCCAGAATGCGGCGATCCTTGGTCAACTCCAAAATCTCGCCGAACTCTTGAATATTCACCGTGTGACTTGGGTGGGTTGGGGACAGCTTGTGTTGCAGCGTGGTCGCATTACGGCCGGTGGTGGCGGCGATGGCTGCGGCGCCGCCGGGGTAGTCCCGCGCGGCATGGTAAAGCGCGAGATCGAGCGGCAAAACTTCCCGCTGCGCCCGCTCAACAGAACTCAGAGCGATACGGCTCATGGCATTAATCCTTGTAAGTTGCCAGTGCCGCGCGACATGCAGTGGTGATACATTTGCCGCGTGGCTTGAAAGGGCCCAAACGCCGGCT